CCCCGATTGCCGATCAGATAATACGACCAGTCGATCAATGCCAGATCGAAGGCGCTGCCAGGGGCCGACATATGCTGGCCGAACAGGATCGGCACCCCCATGAGGGTGGCTGGATATCCGTTGCGGATGTCCCCCCAGGCCATGGCCGTGTTCGTGCCGATTTGCAAATCGGCAAGCGTTGACCGCAAAAACGGATGGGCCAGCCATACCGCGTTGTCGGGATTGATTTGCTTTTCGAGCATGCCGAGGATGTCGGCTTTGTCAACGACATTGCCTCCCCCAGCGCGAGTCACGGCAATCGCCGCCGGGGCGTTGCGCACGCCAAGCGGCTTTCCGACTCCATCGCCGCGCATAAAGGCGTAGCTTCGGCGATTGCCGATCGCCCGGCCAAAGAGCCGCGTGAGGAGCGATTCCAACGCTTGCGCCGAGTCGCTATTGAGCTCCTGACTCGCCACGGTATAGCCGGCGAGCTTGTGCGCCTCAAGTTGCAAGCGCTTGAATTTTGGTTCGGTTTCCGTGATGCTGCCCGCCTCCGCAGTCCAGTACGCGACCACGCCAGCATCGGCCGCGCTCGCGCCTTCGGCTGGGGCGATCGACTGATCCAGCATGGGCATTTCCAGCGTTCGGCTCGACATGGGCATTTCCATGGGGCGGCGCCCTGCCGGAAGCCGGTCGATCAAGCTGGTCTCTCCGGCTTGCTCCAACAGCCGATTATTGAATTCCGGAGGAACCGTCCACCCCCCAGCGCCGCCGGTCTGCTCGTTGAGCGCCTTCTTTTCGCCGCGATCGTCGATCTGGCTCGATCCGTAGATCTGCGTCAGCCGCTTCGCATCGCCGCGAGCGATGGCCGTCAGGAAGTCAGCCATGCTCTTCATTTCAGCGTCTGCGGTGCCTCCATCCGGAGTCACGAGGCCTGCGCCACGAACCTTGGCGGAGTCTTCAAATTGCTTGAGAGCCGCTTCCACCTGCGCTGCGACCATGGACTCGAGCTCATCAGAAACGACCGATTTCAGGCTCTGGCCCAGGAGATCATAGTCGATGACCGTTGTCATGATTGTTCCTTCGCTTCAAGATATAGACAGGCCCTGCAGGCGCATCGCCCGCCCCCATGCTGGGGGCCTTCGGGGATGCCGTCGCCGTTGGGGCGATGGTGGTTCGGATTTCGGCTGGGGTTGGGGTAAGGCTGATTTCCCCCAGGATCCAGCGTTTAATCTGGCCATTTTGACGGATCACCAAATGCCCGACCGCGCCGCTACTTTGCTGTAGCGCTTTGTGGTTGAGCAGGGTTGTAATGTGTTCGATGTATTTGTGTCGCCGGTCGAGCTCGATCTCGATCTCGATCCCCTCGTCGACGATCTCATAGTCGACGACTTGCCCGATCTTGCTTTTGATCCCGCGCAGTGCGTGGTCGTACATGACGGGCATCCCCTTCAATGTGCGCTCGAGTCCGAAGTCCGTATCCGGCCCGAACGTGTCGCCGACAAGATCCGCTCCGCCGAATACAATGCCCAAACCGCGCAGCCGGTACGGATTGGATGGATCAATCGCCTTGATTTCGCCGCCGAGGGCGTACTCAAGGGGCGGCGTCATCGGCCCATCGAGATCGTCGAGATCGTCGATCGCCTTTGTTGGATCGGCCGTTGGGGCATCCATCGAATCATCATACGACTCGGCCCCGAGCTCTTCGGCCAGGCTGGCGATCTCATCGGCTAATTCCGCAATCGTATTGATGCGCTCTTGATCCAGGGCGCTATTCCGGCGCCCGGCCTTGATTGCCGGTACATTCTTGGCCATGTCGATCTCCTCAGCGTAGTTTAGCTAGCATGTCAACTGAGCGGCTTTTGGGCATTGCTACTCCACAATCCGCGCTACCACTTGCCCGAGGATCTTTTGGAGATATTGCCCTTTCAGCACCCGACTGACGGCCTCGCGATCGGTAAGCCATCCTCGCGCGGCGTGGAATCGGGCCTGCTTTGGCCTTCGGGGCGATGTTGGATCGCGATGCACCGCTCCGCAATAGCTAGCCGAACTGGCCAGGATGGCCCCGAGCGGTTGCGGCGTCGTTGACCAACTGCGCCCGAGAGTCTCACTGGTTTTTGCCCCGCCGATACTCCCATCACGCTTGCGAATCCAACGCGGCCCATAGCCTCGCTCGTACCACACCACTCGGCCCCGAACCGCTCGGGGGGCATTGGCCTCGCTGGCCGCCGGATAGCGGGCAAGCTTATCGCGGATGAGCTCAACGAAGCCCATCATGGCCGCGCTGAGCGTGGGATCGATATCGCGGGCGAGCTTGTCGGCAATCTCTCGGCAATTGTGATCCATTATTCGGACTCCAGCTGAAGCGTTTGCGAACAGCGGCACCCGGCATGGGCCGGGGCGCCGTTCGGATAGCGATCGGCCCATGCGGACTCGGGCTTGCCATTGAGCGGGCCACAAACGGCGCACACGAGATCATCGCGGTTTGTTCGCCAAACACGTACCATGGTGATCCCGGCCCGGCGGAGATACTCCTGATAGTAGCGGGTTGCCAGGCTTTGCGCCCGCGTGATCTCTGTTACCGCGATCATATCGGCCCGAGCCGCGCCAAATCGTGCGGCGATCATCGCCTCGACATGAGCTCGCGTCATTCCCGGTGTGACGCGATAGAGCTGCACGGCGGACTCGACCAATTGCCGATTGGTTTGTTGGATGCCTTTGATGACGGGGTCGATATATTGATCGGCCCATAGGGACATCGGCTCGAACCGCAATTGCGCCGGGTCGACCGCTGGCAGATCGAGAGTCGCGGGGAGCGCGATCAACTTGTCAATGATGACGTTGATCATCGCCTCAGTAATTTTGTCTCGCATGGCCGAGTCTAGCTGCCCGAGGTCGACCGCTCCCCCGCTGATAATCTGATCGACGATCGCCGATTCGAATCGGGCAAACAATTTGACCAGCGCCTCATACAACAATTGCTCCGTTGCGCTCAGATTCTGCCCCGGGCCGCGATGGATTGTCCGGAAGATCGCGCCCACATCGGCGGCCCCTTCGGCCTGATCGAGGAGGGAGCGGATTTCGGCCTGCAAGCCCACGGGGATCGTATCGCTCTGAAACGGCCCCGGCGAGCGCCCGGCGGCGATCCGCTTGGCGGCCTTTTTCTCCCATCGGGCCAGGTCGAGATCGTACGCCTTGCTGGGGGCTGGGGGTTGCTTGGCGGATGGGCTTGTATTGGTTGGCTGGGGGTTGCTTGGCGTATTGGTTTGGTCGATCGCCTCGCCCTGGGGGGCGTTCGAATTCCGTGGCGGATCGGGCAATGCTGCCCGGGCCGGTGGCTCGGGCGGTGCGACGTCGGCCCACGGCGGCAGATTCAGCATGCGCCGCGACTCGTCGCGATCAAGCAATGGCTGAGGGCCGCTGATTTTGCTCAGCGCATCGGCTTTGCGGAGCAGTCGATCCACGTACACATCAAGCCGCTCCGGATGGAAAATCACCCGATACCCCGTTTTTTGAAACCATGGTTCAAACGACTCGGCGATTAACTCGATCTGAGGGCATACGGTCAGATCGTAGAAATTGAGCGAATCCTGTTGTGCGGTCGCGAACGTCGACGCATTCGAGAGCACGATCGAAATCGGCACCCCCATGGGGATGAGAATACCCTCGCGTTGCTGATCGGTCAGTTCCTTATTCGTCGTTTCTTGCAGCCCATCGCCGATCACCACTGGCTTCACGTTCGATCGTAGCGCCACGGTTTCGTAGGCCTTTTTGACTCCCGACAGCATCCGCTTCCACCATTTTTCAAGTTTTTCCTTTTCGTCTTTGCTCGGCTGGCCCTCGACGATCAACAGCGTTGCCCGAATCGCGCCCCGCTCGAAATAGCCAGCCAAATAGCGATCAAGATTGTGGAGCACCCCTGCAGCGGCCAGCGCTGGGACGGCAGGAGCAATGCCCGGGCCGATCTCTTCGGCCAAATTGGGCAGCCATGTATAGGTAATGTCTTTCGGCTTGATGCGGATCTCTTTGCCGTTGACTCGGCGAGTCCATCCGGCGATCCCGTCGGCAGCGTTCGGATCATAGTTGGGGGTGATGGTCTGCGGCTGCAGCCATTTCAAACCGTTGTGGAGGGCCAAGGCGTAGGAAGCGCCGTACAAACACAATGACGCCTCGGTGAGCCAAAGTGCCCGGCGAAGATCATGCCGGAAGGCCAGCGTCTCGTCGTCCTTCGTCACATCGCGCCCATTGCGTTCGATCGTCAAGGGAAAGGCCGATACGGCTTTCGCCCGAATGTCGACGGCGCGATACAACAATCCGACCTTGCTATAGGCCAAATGCGGCGAAAGCGCCCCATCGGGCATGCCCGTTTGGCCCCCCAAAATCCACCATGATTCCTCGGGATATTGGTCGACGGGAATGGCTTTCATCGGGCCAGGGCTATTCAGCATATCCCTCACCATAGCATCAATGATGCGCTCTCTTGATGCGCTAAGAGCAGCGCATCTGCACGATTCGGCGAGCGCCCCAAGCGCATTTTGATGTCGTCTTTTTCCTCGATCTGGATCGTCCCCGATCGCACCATGAATCGCGGTGCGCAGAGCTCTTCGATCAAGGCGTCGTCATCGGGCAAGGCAATCTCATCGCCGTGATTCGGATCAAGCGCCTCACGGAACCGCCACCACCACATCGCCCGATCATTTTTGAAGCTGAGCATGCCGCGCCGATCGCGGGCCGTAGGATCGCTGCGCATGCTCGCGATCGCCGCCGTTATCCGGATGCCGTCGATCGCGGCCAGCTGATCGACCACGCTCCCCCCTACGCCGATCCCGTCGACCGTGATCGGATCTTCGGGAGACTCCATTTGCTGGATGACCAGCGTTGCCACGCTCGGCCCATCCGGCGTTTCTTTGCCAGGCCATACCAGCAGCGGATCGAAGGCCGTCCCGCGACGCCGGGCAATCACCGTTTCGTCGTCGCCGCCCCGAGCAACGTCGACTCCCAGCATGGAGATCGGCCCCGTGGGATTGCCCCGCTCGATCCCTCGCCGCCGGGCCGCTTCAGCCCAGGCCCTGGGGATGACGGCCCAGGGATCGGCCCCGTGCGCCATGATAAACGATCCCGTACGCAGCGCCGTGGCGAGCGGCTCGGGCAGCGCATCAAGAGTCGCCGCATAGCCGCTCGCCAGCAGGGCCGGATTATCCTCGAGTCGCGCGGGGATGAACGTACGGCTTTTTGGTTGGATAATTCGCCCGCCGTGTTCAAACGCGTCCGGGCCGGGCCGCTCAATCTCTTTGCCGTCGACCATGGCGAAATAGCGCAGTTCGCCGGGCTTCGCCCGGACGCCTTTATAGGCTGGGTCGATCCACGGGCCGAAAAACTTGATCACCCACATGCCATACTGCGAAGTCGGCGGGTTGAACGCCGCGATCGTGCGGCATCGATGCCCCTCAGCGGAACGATTCCATGCAATAATCGTTCTGAATTGCATTTCGCTAAATTCGGTGAGCTCATCAAACGCCTTGAGATCGTGCGCTCGCCCGCGATAGCGATTCACGTCGTGCTCATTTTTCATCCCGCCAAATTCAAGTCGGCGGCCGCCAGGCAGATCGCGCCAGATTTTATAATTCTCATTCAATCGCCCGGACGATCCGATGATCTCTTTGGAACGCTCGATAATATCGCGCAGCTGCTCGGCTTGGCGGCGAAAGATGATCGACCGATAATGCATGAGCAGTGCCGCCCCGATCAGCAGATCCGTTTTGCCGCCTCCAGCGGCCCCGCCGTAGCCGATAATATCGGCCTCGCTATGCAAGGCCATGGTTTGCGGCCCAACAAATGGCGACCAACGGATCGCGGCCCCGGCTGGGGCGCTGGGGCTCATTGCTCGGATGCGCGACGCAAGCTCGGGATCACGCTGAATCCGTCGCGCTGCCAGCTGCGAGAGCAACGATCCGGGCGTAGGTATCTGGGTCGAATTGTTCGCGGACTCGGTCAAGAAAAGACTCCAGCTCTGACTCTAGGCTCACGGAGACTCCCGCACGGCGGCCGCCGGTCTCGCGGGCGATATCGTCGAGCGTTTCGCGCCATGCTTTCTCATTCCATAATCGCCCGTTCTCGTCCGCTTCCCATTTGATGATCTCAAGCCGATCGGCATGGGCGGCCAGGCGAGCCACCCGTTCGGCCCGCAGCGCGAGTCCCGTGTTCAGCGCGGCCGCAAAGCGAGCCTTGCGGGCTGCTTCGATGGGCTTGCTCAGACGTTTGCGATAATAGTTGAGCGCCTGATCGCTGATTTCTGGCCATCCCCGCTCCTTGCTCCAATGCCGAATAAGATCGCCCGCATAGCCAGCGGCGAGCCACTCAATCACCTGGATGCGTTGGTCGGCATTGAGCTTTGGCCGCGCCATGCAAACTTTCTCCAACTTTCAGGGTTCATGGGCGCTGCGCAGCCGCGCAGCCACCCGCTACAACCATCCAAACCGATCGTTGAAATAAGAGATCCACCACAAAACCACGATCAGCAAAATCGACAGCAGCACCATCAACGCCACAATCATCATGTTTTGGATTGCGCGGTAGCGATCGGCCTGTGCTTGGCGCGTTTGGCGATCTTTGCGATCGGCATCGACCAATGCCCGAAGATTGACAAAATCGGCTTGTATGGCCAAGACGGCCGCCGTAATGAATCGAATTCGCTCGCCATTCGATGCGGTCTCGGGCGGCGGCGGCGGGCATGGTGGGGGCATGTTGATAACGACCGTTCCGCCGATGCTGGCAGCGCCGCTCACGGTGCCCGAGACCACCGGCCCGCTATTCTGCTCGATAGATGTTTCCGTCATTTTCTCCTGCCAACCAACAGATCAATGATCTGATCGAGCTTTTTCACATGAGTCGCTTGCTCATGCTCGATCTCGCCGATACGGGCGATGACGGAATCAACCATCCGGGCCATTTCGAGCTGCTCATTGACGATAAGCGCTTCCATGCGCTTGTATTGCTC